AGGGTTACTACTCCTGGTAAATTTGGTAGTGGATATACTCCACCCATAAAAGAGGTTGATATTTTTTTAGATAACTTTATTATGTTAGCTAAAATACATTTACAAACCATTCAGGGAGTTTGTTATACAATATCACAATACATACCCCCAATGCCGATTGGACCTGCTATAATCAACTGGAGTGTGTATATAGTAGAACCTGGTCAATCTAATTCTAAAAAAGCAGCACCATTATTTGAATTTAATAATGCTGATTTTAAATTAACAAAAGATGAAGAAGAAGGTGCAAAAGAAGAAATTAAACAAGCAGATGCGGTTATAGAACAATATACACCTGCAGCGGCAGCAGAACAAAATAATAAATCATCAGTTCCATTAGAAGACCAAGAAGAATATCATGGCGGGCCTGCAACTAGAATTATAGAAACGGCTAGAGAAATGAAAGCGTTGGCTACTGAAAAATTAGCAACCGGGATGAATGTATCAAAGGGAGTAGACCCTGCTGCATTAAATAATATACAACAATCTACTAAAGATGATGATGTGGGTAAAAGAATTGTAGCATATGCAAAAGCAGCGGCATCTATTCCTGTAATGGAAACTCCACCCAAATCTAACTATGGTGGGTATGTTACTACATATTTAAATGGAACTGGGATTAATGGACCGGCGTTTTGGTGTGCAGCCGCAGTTAGTTATTGGTTTAAGCAAGCGGGTGCCAAATCACCAAACTCAGCGGGATGTGCGGCTTGGAAAGCATGGGCAATTAAAAACGGATTATGGTCGTCAACTCCGGTAATTGGTGCGGCTATTATTTATGCAAATGGTGTAGGGCATCCACATCATATTGGTATAGTAACTGACCCTAAACCAAATTCACAAGGTAGGATTACATCAATAGAAGGAAACACAACCGGTGGTGGATTTAATAGAGATGGGGTGGGTGTATTTTTAAAGAACCCACGATTAGCATCAATTAATGGATTTATTATCCCAAAAAAGAAATAACAAATAATTATATATAGTAAAAACCAAGTTTATGGACCAAACACAATTAATTGAAACACCGAAAAAACAAGTGAATGAGAGTTACGAATTTAAATCAAAAGATGATGGTAGCTATGGTACAATCCAATACGGACGAACCCCACAAGCAGCAAGACCTATGATATCGCCGGCTGATTTAGGATATGGTGATAATTTTAAAGAATACTCACAACCCGAAGCACCTGTTGGTGGAATTCAATCGGAGTATAGTTCTTATATGCAAGGACAAGAAGAAGGGGGAATTCCATTAGAACATAAGATGGCAATGGCAGCAAGAAGGAATCCAGAAGCGGCTAATGCGGTTATGAAAGCAATGACAAGAGATTATTCACAATTAGTAAAAAAATTCAAATAAGGGGTAACCTAAGTGGCAATAGTATTAGAAAAGAAATTTGTAATTGATGAGCAAGATAAAAGTGTAGGTATTACATTACCACTAACCAAAGGAAGCAATGGTTATTTTGATGTATCTTACACAACTAAAGAACAAATTAAAACTAATATTAAATCGTTAATACTAACCAACAAAGGTGAAAGATTAATGGAGCCAGATTTTGGAGCGGATTTAAGAAAAGTTTTGTTTGAACCAATTACATCTGATTTAGATACTATATTAGAAACAAGAATTACTGAAGCAATTAATAGATGGATGCCATATGTTAATGTTGAAAGTATTGTGTATGATATTTCTGATTCATTAAAAGATACCAATAGAATCGATTTAGAATTAAAATATAGTTTGAAATATTCAAATTCAACAACATTAGAACAATTAAACATAGTAATATAATATGGCTCTTAATCCAATAGATAAAAGCTGGTCAACTAATAAAAAGGATATAAAATATACCAATAGAGATTTTAGTTCTTTAAGACAAGCATTAATAGAATTTACTAAAACATATTTTAGTAGTACATACAATGATTTTAGTGAAGCATCACCTGGTATGATGTTTATTGAACAAGCTTCATATGTAGGTGATGTACTTTCTTATTATACCGATGCACAATTAAAAGAATCATTTATTAACTTAGCGGGTAATAAAAATAATATTTATCAATTAGCTCAAAACTTAGGATATAAACCCAAAATTTCATCGCCGGCAGCTACTACTTTAACGTTATACCAAACTGTTGTTGCATTGGGTGCAGCAGATAAATATGTACCCGATGAAAGATATTATCTAAAAATAAATGAAGGAATGACGGTTGCTTCTAAGTCATTTCCAAATATACAATTTATAACAACCGATATAGTTGATTTTGCAGACCCTAATAATAGAGAAATTACAGTATTCCAAACAGCAAGTGGTACAGGTGAACCATTACTATATTTAGTAACAAAAACAGTAACGGCTATAAGTGCAACTAGATACACACAAACATTTGATTTAGGAGAATTTAAACCAAATCCAATTGTTAGTGTTAATAGTACAAATTTTATTAAAATAGAAAAAGTAATTGATGCAAACGAAAATATATATTATGAAGTTCCATATTTGGCACAAGAATTAGTTTATATAAAAGCACCAAATTCAGAATATGCAGAACCTAAACTTTCTCATACACCAGAAGCACCTAAATATCTTTTGAAATTGCAAAAAACCGCTAGAAGATTTACAACTAGATTAATAGATGAACAAAATATTGAATTAAGATTTGGTAGTGGAAACGCATCTACACCAGATGAATTATTAGTACCAAATACAAAAAATGTAGGATTGGGATTAAATAATTCCATTAATAGAATGGGTGAATCATTTGACCCTTCTAATTTTTTAAAAACAAACACATATGGTATAGCACCGGCAAATACAACGTTAACCGTTACTTATTTAGCGGGTGGTGGTTTATTATCAAATGTATCAAGTGGTGAATTGACACAAATAAATTTTGTATCATTTAATGAAGATATATTAGCAATATCTGATATAGATTTACCTACTTATCAACAAAGTAGAAGTTCATTAGGTGTTGAGAATTTACAAGCTGCTAGTGGTGGTAGAGGTAATGAAACATTAGAAGAAATTAGAGAAAATGCAATTGCAAACTTTGGTGCACAAAATAGAGCAGTAACTAAAAAAGATTACGAAGTAAGAACATTAGCAATGGACCCAATTTTTGGTAGTATTGCAAAAGCGTATGTTGAACAAGATGGTAATATAGATACGGGAGCCGCACAACAATTATTAAGAAACCCATCGGTTAAAAAAGATTTTATTGGATTAGTTAAAAACTTACAAAAATCATCTGATACTGAAATTATAGATGCATTGGATGTATTTTTAAAAACTAAACAAACGTTTGCAGTGGAGAGTAATCCATTCGCAATTAATTTGTATTTATTGGGATATGATAGTAATGGTAAATTAAGTATATTAAATTCTACTATTAAACAAAATTTAAAAACGTATTTAGAAGAATTTAGATTGATGACAGATGCGATTAACATTATAGATGGATATGTAGTTAATATAGGAATTAACTTTGACATAACTGTATTTTCAAATTATAATAAAAGAGAAGTAGTTTTAAATTGTACACAAGCAATTGCAAATTATTTTGATATTACAAAATGGAAAATGTCTCAACCAATTAATATAAGTGAATTAGAATTAGAAATCGCAAATGTATCGGGTGTTTCATCCGTTCCTAAAGTTGAGATTGTAAATTTGGTGGATGCAAGTGGAACTATATATTCACAATATTCTTACAATATAGTAGAAGCAACTAAAAACAAAATTGTTTATCCATCATTAGACCCTTCTATATTTGAATTAAAATATCCAGGGAAAGATATTAAAGGGAGAGCATTATAATGATATTATTTTATACAGCATCACAAGATGCAACTATATACTTACAACAACCTTACCAAAATACTGGTATAGATGAGATGTTAGAAATTTCTAAAGTATATTATGGTGATACACAAGATATTAGTAGAGCTTTAATTCAGTTTGATACTACTGAAATATCTAAAAGTATAGCAAATGT